CCGGCTACAGCAAAAAAGCTGCGCTCCCGGTGATACAGTTCACGGCTGAGCAGTACGGCGGACTGATTGCGCAAATGGCAGTAGGCCCGAACATGCTGTACAGAACGGTGTCCTCCGTGCTGCTGATCGTGAACCCCGTCGACTACTTCAACAAAGTCATGCCAGCAACCATATACAGACGCCCGGACGGCAGCTATGTGACGGATATATTGCCATTCCCGACAAAAATCATACAGTCGGTATGGGTTACGCCGGGAGAAGCGATTCTCGGATTGCCTAAGAAATATCTTATGGCCATGGGCATAGGAAAAGACGGCCGCATTGAATTCTCCGACGAATATAAGTTCCTTGAAGATGAGCGCACATACCTCATCAAATTCTACGGAACGGGCAGGCCGATGGACAACAACTGCTTCTTGCTGCTCGACATCAGCGGGCTCGTACCGGTTGACCCTAGGGTATTCGTTGCCAACTGGCCAGCCACGCAAGCCGTTGATATTGTTGATGACCCGCTGGCTGTTGATACCAATGATGCTAGGCTTGCAAATCTAGCGATCGGCGCGCAGGACCTATCACCCGCGTTTAATAAGTCTGTGTTTGTATACACGGCTGGAACAGAAAACGCAAGCGATGCGATCATTGCCGTTGCTATGGACGGAGAAGCGGTGATTGAAATACTCAACGGTGCAACACCGGTTGTCAATGGGCAAGCTGCAACATGGACTGAAGGCGAGAACACACTGACGGTTAATGTCTCCATTGGCGGAGAAACTGAGCAGTACATTGTTACTGTGACCTATACACCGGAGGGATAATCAATGAAAGTTAAAGCTTTAAAAACATTCCGCGACAAGTATACCAAGAAAATTTATCAAAAAGGCAAAGTTTTTGAGGTGGATGAAAAAAGGGCGGCCGAAATGAACACTGCCCCAGCTGCGCCGCTTGTCGCAGTGGTAAAAAATTAATAATTTAACTACAAAGGGCGTGATATATTCGCGCCCTTTAAAAAGTAGGTGAGCAGAATGGCAGAGTTGCCCGCAGAACTGCTGGCGGATGTAAAAACATATTTAGATATCGAGGGCGATCATGAGGATGTGGCGATATCCGTAATAATCGAAGCCGGGATAGAGGTAATTAAAGGTATTGCGGGAATGAGGCTGACATATACCGAGGACGGAAGGCCGCGTGATATACTCTTTAACTATTGCGCCGATGTATACGCTGGAACATACGACGCTGACACTTTTAAAGCAAAATGGCTCAATGATCTGCTTTTGATATCGGTAAAAAATTATCTGGATATCACATGGCACGACCCAGCTGGGGACAACAAACTAGCGGGTATTATAGCCAGAGGCATGCAGTACATGAATAAGACGGCAGGCACTGAACTCGATTATACCGAAGAGGCCAAGCCCCGTGAGCTGCTGTTTGACTACTGCCGCTATGTTCGGTCGGGTGGGCTGGAGGACTTCCAGACAAACTTCCTTCCCGAACTGTTGTCATTACAAATACATGAAGAGGTAAGGGCATATGCAGAAGCTGAAGCAGCAGACATTTAATGATGGCATAGTCAATATCTATACTGCCGGCAACACTGCCAATGACGGAGATATGCCAAAAGAGGGCTTGACTATCAAGGAAAGCGGTCTAAGGTATGAAGAACGCACTGTCGGTATGACGCGCTTTTGGGCAGCTGCTCAGGCTAATGTAAAAATCGATCTAATACTGAGAACTCCGCTCATCAGGGAAATATCGACGCAAGACATTGCAATACCGATTGACGGCAAGCAGTACAGTATTGAGCAGGTGCAATACCCTAAGGATGTGACGCCGCCCTCGATGGATTTGTCATTACAGCGATTGGAGCAGGAATATGAAACAAACTGATATTCGTGATGCTCTGGACACGCTTGGGGTGAAGGTATCTCACTATATTATTAAAAAAGGCCCGGACAAATATATTGTTTGGGCTCGTGATGGCGAAGCGGGCGCTTCACACGCCGACAATCAAAAGCGAATGCAGCTGCTGGAGGGTACTGTCGACCTATTCACAAAAACAGAATATGATCCGCTGTTTGAACAGATACAGCAGAAGTTCAACGATCTAAGGCTCGCATGGCGGTTCAGTTCCGAGCAGTACGAAGAGGACACCGGATATATCCACTATGAGTGGATTATTCAATGGGCGGACGGGTGATAGTATGGCCAAAATATCAATAAATGTTGGAACAAACTACACAATCAAGCTTGAGCAAATGGCGAGTCAATTTGAAGAAATTGGTTCAAAGGCCTTAATTGCGGGGGCAAATGTTATTGCAGATGAAATCAGAAAAAACGCAAACTCTGTACTCAGCGGAGAATCAACAGGCGACATGATGAAATCATTTGGTATCACTCCAGTTGGAAGAGACCTTGAGGGCAGACTTAATATTAAAGTTGGATTTGACGGGTACGACAGACGCGGAACTCCTAATCAATTAAAGGCAAGAGCAATCGAAAGTGGAACTAGTTTTCAGATAAAAAAACCATTTGTTAGGCCAGCTTTGCGGAGAAAACACAAAGAATGTGTTAAGGTCATTAATCAAACCATCGTTAGTGAAATCGCAAAAATCATGAAATAAAGGAGGACACACACAATGCCTGACCAGTATGGCGAATTTATTGGCGTGGAAGACGTCTATATAGCCGAGGTGCAGCAGGATGATGCTGACGGCTATGCAGCCGATACGCCGGAGTATCTTGCGCCTGCAGCTGATATAACCGGTTCGCCGGCGATTAACAGCGCAACGCAGTATTATGACAATAAACCGAGGGTGACATATGTATCCGAAGGACCGACGGAGCATAAAATTGTTGTACAGGGGTTATCCGCCGAGATGATGGCGCGGCTGACCGGCAAGTATTACAATGACGCGAACGGCAGGGTATATGATACCGGTGAGCCGAACCCGCCTGACTTTGCACTGATGTTCAAGTTCAATAAGGGTGCGGACGGATACAGGTATTACAGTTTTCTGAAAGGGACCTTTGCGGGCGGCGCTGAGCAGGCGACTACCAAGAAAGATTCCATCGAGCCGAAGACTTATGAGCTTACCTATACAGCCGTCACGACAATTCATAAATTCACTGTAAACGGCGAACAAAAATCTATGAAGAGAGTATTTGGAGATACGGCAGACGCTGCATTTGACCCGACAGGATGGTATACACAGGTTCAGACGCCTGACATTGCAAGCGCGCCCGCGGCTGTTGCTCTTTCGAGTATTGTTCCGGCTGATGATGCGACAGGCGTCGCGCTCGATGCGGAGCCGCAGCTGACATTCAATAACGCGATTGATGAAGAATCAATCCAGATCATTGATGAGAACGGCGCGCTCGTTGAAACAACAAAGACCTGGAACGCAGCGCGCAAGGTGCTGACGATCAGCCATACGGCCGACTTCACTGCCGATACGATCTATCGGGTCATCGTATCTGGTGTAACGGATGTGTACGGTCAGGAGCTTGCGGCAGCAGTCAAGGAATTCACAACCGCGCTCGCATAAACGACAGCATTATAACTATGACAAAGGGACGGCGAAAACCGTCCCTTTCTTGTAATTGGGAGGATATATATGATAAAGCTACACATGGGGGAAAAACAATATCTGAGCGGCAGAATTACCGCTTACATGAGCCGGGAAGCGCTCAAGATTAACAAGGAATCCATGGATCTACTGAAGATCCAGAAGGAATTCGAAAAAAATAAACAGGAGGGCGTGCAGGTCGACGGTGAAACGGCAATGACATTGTTAGATGCGCTTGAAAGACTCGGAGACCGCAAGGCGAACCTGATATGCAATGTTTTTGATAACAAGTTTTCATATGATGATTTGGTCAATACGCTGACTGAGGCTGAGATCGATCAGACAGTCACAAATATATTCCTGGCATCAAGAGGTATTCTGCAAAAAAACTAAAGCCGGGCGCGAAGGGCAGCAACGCGCCGGACTGTGAAATTGATGAGCTGCAATCATTCTTCAGTATTTACGCGACACTGGCAAAAAGCCAAGGCTGGAGTTTGAAAGATATTGACGATACAGATCTCGAACTCCTGGTTGATTTTATTTTCTATCAGAATAACGACCCGAATGTCCGGACAATTGGCGGCAAGCAATACAAGAGAGCGCAAGGTGTTCCGAACTGGTTATAAGTAAATCAGGACCGATGCGATATGCACCGGTTTTTTTATTGCGTTTGGAGGTGACTATATGGCATATGATATCGGGCCAAGAATAGGCATTGAAGGCGAAAAAGAGTTTCGTGAACAAATCAATCAATCAAATGCCGCGCTGCGAACACTCAAATCGGAAATGGCGCTGGTCACTTCGCAGTTTGATAAGAATGAAAAAAGCCAGGAATCTCTCGCTGCTCAGAACAAGGTACTGAACAAGCAGATTGACGAACAGAAAACCAGAATCAATCTGCTGAGTAAAGGGCTTGAAGAAGCAACAAAAAAGTTCGGCGAGAATGACAAGCGCACACAGAGTTGGCAGCAGAAATTGAACTTAGCGACTGCTGAGCTCAACGACATGGAGCGCGAGCTCAAGAAAAACACCGACGCATTGGATGAAGCCGGGGACAGCGCGAAAGACGCAGGAACGAAGTTTGAGGGCCTTGGCGATATCCTGAAGGGCATCGGTAAGGCTGTCGGAGCAGCTGCTGTCGCGGCAGGCGCAGCGGCTGTTAAACTGGCAAAAGAAGTCGTTACGCAGTTCGGGGAGTTGGAGCAAAACCTGGGCGGCTCTGAAGCTGTTTTCGGAAAATATGCCGCG